CTTGAAGGTTTCCGCCTTGCCCATGGCCAGCCGCATGTCCACGGCGCGGCCGGCCCGCTCCAGGAGCTTGTCCTTTCGCGCCGTCGCATCGGCCGCGTCCGCCGCCCGCAGACAGCGCATGAACCAGGACAATCCGTAGCCGTACACGGCCGGGCCATGGCCGCGCCACATGAGGCGGTCCACGGCCCGGGCCAGGATATCGAGCGAATCTAGGCGACCTGCTCCTTGGGGCTTTCCCCGGCCGGAGGCGCGGCGTTGACGCTTTCCCACAGCGTCCGGAGACTGCCGAAAAAATCCGTGTTCACCTCGGCCCATTTGCGCAGGATGCACAGCAGGGACGAACCGCCAACCTCGGAGATGCTCTCGCCCAGATCGCTGATTTTCGACAGCAGCAACCGGCCTTCCTCGCCGGCCTGCCCCATGGCCAGGGACAGCACCAACACGTCGACATTGCCGGTGCACACCAGCCCCAGGACGGACGGAGCCGCGAGCATGTCGGCCACGGTCATTTCCAGGACGGTCACTGTTTTTTTCTTGGGGCCGTCATCAATCACAAGGGAATCGGATTTGCGCATGGGGTGCTCCGGTTAGGCGGCGGACAGCATACGAACGCTGTACGGGGAGGTTTCGCCGGACGGCGTGTTGAGCGTGCCCTCGTACTGGGCATCCGCGAAGTCGTCGGACAGATAGTCCAGGCCGTTTTTCGGCGTGAGCTGCGATTCCTTGCAGTCCACGCGCATGTTGGTCTGATCCGCGAGGTTCTTGCCGATGAAAAGCAGCCGGCCCTTGATGGTGGAGCGAGTGGAGCCGGTGATGGTGTAACCGGACATCTTCGGGACGGAATAGGTGACGGTGACGGGCTCGGCCGGGGCCTCGGTGAACTTGAACAGGCCGCCGTCCTCGTCCATTTCATAGGTGGTGAAATCGGCGTTCGAGGCGTCCTTGACGCTGGTGATGGAAATGCCGGCAGCGCCCAGCTCGTAAAAGACGCCGGCCTTGACATCCTCCACGGCGAAGATCTTGGTCGCCTCGGCCGCGAGCGCCTGGGTAGCGTCGGCGTCGTCGCCCATGTGGATGAGGGCTAGGTTCGAACGGATCAGGTCGTTGAGGGTGAACGAAACCTTGGGCGCGCCGTGGATGGCCACGGAATCCAGGGTCTGGCCGTAGGTTTTCTTCATCTTGCTCGTGCGCTCCTTGAGCGTCGAGGACTCGGTGATCATAAACGACGTGGTGTTGCCGATATGCAGCAGCCCCGTGCTGTTGCCGTTGTCGTCCTGGCGATCGAAATAGAGGTCGCCCGATCCGAGAATGCCCGCCATGTCTGCCTCCGTTATTTGTAGGTGATGGTGATGACCGAAGCGGCCGCATAGAGCGGGTGCAGAACCTCACGCTCGACGCTGCCGTCGCATTCCACTTTGCCGACGCCGGCGGCCATGACGGCCGTTTCGGCCAGTTCCCGGAAACGTTCGACGCGGATCTTCCCGGCCGCGATATCCGTCCCGGCCAGGTTGAGGGTGGCTTCATCTTTGAGGCACAATCCCAAGACAATTTGCCACTCTTGGAGCCGGTTGCTGGTGTTGTCCCGTGCGTGTTCCACGAGCATGATCGCGGCCAGAGGGTATTGTTCATCCGCCGGCGGGTCGTCCGGATCGACATCGAAGACGACCTTCAGATCCTTGCCGTATATTTCCCGCACCCAGGCCAGGAGCGCGGCATTGGCGGAGAGAGCGGACAAGACCTTTTCGAGCATTTCCGAAGTGTTCATGCGCCTCCCTTGTACCGTTCCATGGCGGCATAGAATTTGGTCGCGAAGGTGGTGTTGATCTTGTCCCTGTTGCGCTCGAGCGTCGGATCGAGCCAGGGCCGTGCCGGCCTGAAAATAGAGGTGCGCCCCTTGCTAAGGGGACATCCGGCGGCGAAGAAGAATTTGCGCATCTTTTCGGTGATCGGCGTTTGCGCCGCCTCCGCCTGCTCCGCGATGGAGCGCGACAAGCCCCAGATCAACCGGCCGGACTTGAGGAAACCGATTTGCACGGACAGGTTGTCGCGCACCTTGTAGCGAAGCGAGTTCCGCGCCTTGCGAAACGGGGGCTCGCTCCGGCCGCCGGTCCCGCGTCTGGCCGAGCCGATGCGGTGAAAGTGCTTGACGCGTCGGCGTTTCTTGCCCCTGCCGCTGTACTTGTAGACCCAGCCGCCGGCATTGCGTTCCCTGGGCGCCGCCGCGCGCATCATCGCCAGGGTGAGTACGGCGGAATGCGGATTGAGCTTCGGCATGTGGGTTTCCGTCTCGCGCCATAAAAGCCCGGTCATCATCCAGCCAACGGACCCCAGGGCGGAACGGACGGCACGTTTGAGATACTTGGCGTTTTCTCCCCATTCCTCGGCTCCGGCCAGGAACGAGGAGACGTCCAGCGAGAATCTCACTTCCCACCCCCGGGAACGGGACGGAGGTCCTTGCGGCACCGGACGATCCAAAACGGCCAGGCTTCACGCATCTGGATGGACTGGTCCGTGGACGGGCGAACCGTCCACGATTCACCATTGATGACAAGGACGTCGTCAATTTCCGGCTCGGAAACGTCCCGGATCGGGATGCGGATCTCGGCGTATGTTCCCCGGGCCAGCCGTTCGGACTCGCGCTGTTTGGACTCGATCATGGCGTAGGTGGCCACCGGGTCGCCGGTCTTGGGGCGGTATTCGGCCGGCTGGAAACCGGGGAGGCTCGGCAAGGCGGCCAGGATGCTGGCCTCGAACTGTTCGCGGACGGTCAACATATTTTGCCCTCCGCCTTGTCCTGGCACTCCACGCACCGGCAGGCCGTGGGCAGTACCCGGAGCCGTGCGCCGGGAATCGGTTCGCCGCAGTCGCAGCAGACGACCACGCCGTTTTCACGGGTCTGCCCGGCGTCGTCCGAGTCGTTACGGCGGGAGAGCGCGTCGAGGATATGGGCCTGCTCGTCCAGTTGCGCCCGGTCGGCAAGATCCGGCATGGCGTCAGCTCCTTTTCCCGTAAAGGACGGGACGCATCCATCGGGCGATGGACGTTGCCCAGCGTTTGGCCGTAGCGACCGGCAACCCCAGGTCGCACAGGCGGCAGTAGAGATGCCCGTCGTTAAGGAGATGTTGCAGCAGGCGGCGCATCACTGCCGCCCCTGTTCGGTCAGGTCGATGAGCGCGTTGAGCTGCGCTTCCATTTCCTGGGAGCGCGCGCCGAAGTCGCGGATGTTGGCCAGGATGTCGGCCGGGGTCACGGCCCGGGCCGGTCGTAGTCGGGAGTCAGCGGCCGGGGTGGCTCCGGACGCTCCAGGAGCTGCGGCGGAATTTGCGGTTTGGGACACGGCACCACCACCGGCACGATCGGCGGCGGCACCGATGGCCTCGTTGTACAGCCGCACAAAATCAGGGCCGAAAGCGCAGCGCAGGCCAGCCGTGGCATGGGGTATCCTCCTGGTGATGTCCTTGATTTTGGCCGCGCTTTGGCGGCGGGTCGTGTCCAGCCGGGCGGCCAGATCGTTGACCCGGGCCTGGGCCGCCTCCAGCTCCTCGCGGGCCTGGCGCTCGGTCTCGGCCAGGGCTTGCGCCTGCTGGGCCTTCCAGGCTTCGGCCTGGGATTTGAGCTCGGCCACCTCGGCCCGGCGCGCGTTGTCCGCCCGCTCGAAGCCGATGGAGTAGCCCGCGCCAAAAGCCAGAGCGCTGGCGATGCCGAGGCCGACCAGACCGACGAGCAGCTTATTGAGCGCAGACACAGCGCACCCCCTGTCCGAACCCGGACCGGATGTAGAGCGGTTCGAGCCTGCCGAGGATGCGGCGCGGATAGCCGCGGTTCTCGCGGAAGGCGGCGGCGGACCGGCCGGCGTTGCGCGTCTCCACCTGGCCGAACCAAACCAAGGCGTCGCCGCCCTGGCCTTCGGTCAGGGACTTGTCGCGCTGCACCCAGCCCAGGCCGCCGTTGTAGGCGGACAGGGCCATGGCCATGCGCTGGCAGGCGTCGCGGCCGGAAACCCTGTCCCAGAGCCATTTGTCGTAGGTGACCAACGCCCGTAGCGCCCAGGACGGATTGTAGGGCTCGTTGGCGGCCAGCTCCGGGAACAGCCGGGAAATCCACCGGCCGGTCGCCGGCATGAACTGGGCCATGCCGGCCGCGCCGACCGGGGATTTGGCGTCCGGACGCCAGCCGGATTCCTGGTGCACCTGGGCCGCGAAGGTGGCGACCGGGGCGGAAAGGCCCCAGGCCACACGGGCGTTGCGGATCAGTTCGGCGCGATAGCGCATGGCGCGCCCGGGCACCCCGGGAGCGGCCACGGCAGGCGGCGTTGCGGGAACTGCCGCCGTGTCCGTCGGAGCCGCAGGCGCGGCGGCGGGCGCGGGCTGTTCGGCCTGCTTACAGCCGGCGACCAGCCAGGCAGCCGCGACAGCCAGACAGACGGCCAGGAAACACGCGCCAACGCCCCGCAGCGCGTCCATCACAGCCCCAGCCCGAGCCCCAGCATGGCCCCGAGCATGACGAGCGACCGGCGCAGCATGGCGGCGGAAAACACCTGTTCGTAGCCCGGGGCAATGGGATTGTTGGCCCGATCGGCGGCGGGCTTGTTGTTCGCGCGCCAGTCGGCCGAGGCCAGGAACGAATCCGGCCGGGCGTAGGGAAAGGCCCAGCGGTCGAGCCAATAACCGGCGTAGCCGGCAATGGCGACCAGGGCCAACTTGTAGGCGGCCACGGGCAACTGGGCCGGGGAAAGCACGGCCACGGCCGCGACCAGGATGCCGGCCAGGAACAGACAGGCCAGCATGCGCGGCGTGAGCCGAGAGGCCAGGGAAGGCGAGGCGGCATCGCCGGTGGTCGCATGGTCGGGTTGCCCTCTGCCGGCCGGATACTGCATGTCAAGAAACGCGTTTAATCTTCCCAAGATATCATCCAGCTTCGCCGAGGAATCGGCGGGGCTGGACGGCGCGGCCGGGGTGACGAGGGGCTGTCCGTTTTCGGGCGACGGAGTATTGCTTTCGGGCATGTCATTTCCCTCCCGGGGTTTCGTTCAGGATCTCGGCCTTGATGCCGTCGGGCATGTCCTTGTCGTGGGCGATCAGTGCCCGCACCATGCGAAACAGGATGTTGGTGCGGTCCTTGAGGTCCTGGCGCAGTGCGGCGTGGTCGTCCTGCACCGCCTTGAGCGTCGAACAGACATGCACGCGCCTCTCCTCGCATTCCGTGTGACTGACGTAGTTGCGCCTGGTGAGCGCATGCACCACGAGTCCCGTCACCACGGTCACAAATGCCGTCAGGGACAGGGCTTCGAGAGGCGTAAACGTCACGGCAGGGGCTCCTTGCTTTGTGCCCGGGCAGCATGGCAGCGCCACCCGGGCGGTTTGGGGAACGGTCAGGACTTGGCCTTGGCGGACTTTCCGGGGCCGGCATTGGCGCCGGTGTCGCCGGTATCCGCCTTGGCGCCGGCGTCTCCGGGCGAGCTGGAGTCGCCGGACGCGGAAGCGGCCACGTCGAAGACCTGTTCGGCCGCGCCGTCATTGATGGCGGCCGCGCCGATGGACTCCTCCACCTCCAGGCAGTCGCCGGCTTTGTAGTGCTTGCCGCGCAGCACAAAGGCGCTGGTCAGGGCGATTTTCATGGCGTCCCTCCTCTAAACGGCCTTGATGGCCGCGAAGGCGTCAGGCTGGTGCATGGCCGGAAGCGGCGCGGACTGGACCATGACGAAACGGGCGCTGGGATCAGGGACCTTCCAGGACTTGGCGAAGTACTGCACCTCTGCCTCGGCGTTGAGGTCCAGGTCCTCGATGAGGCCGGCGTGACGACGGTTGGCGGATTGGGTGGACCCCAGGAAGATGTAATCCTCGGGGACCATGGGCAGGAGGTCGCCGTCGTCGTCCTCGTAGTAATCGCTGAACGAATACAGATCAGTGGATTCGAGCTGCCCCAGATAGATGACCCCGTCGGGAAGTTGCTGCGGATCAATCTGGCCCAGTGTCACCCGCCGGCTGTCGAGCTGCTTCATGAGCAGTTCGTTGCGACGCACGGCGGCGGCCACATCGGACCCGAGCACGGCCACGTTGGGAACCAGACCGGAATCGCGGGCGATCAATTCCCGCCAAGTCACAAAATTGCCCACCGGATCGGAGGTGTCCGCGGTCCACTTGTCGGCCTCGGACAGGATGATCTTGTGGTCCGACGGCATGCCGAAATCGATGGTCACGTCGATGCCGTCGCCCTGGCAGACGACCACCCCGGTTTTGAGGAGCTGCGCGGCCATCCAGGCCTCGCGCCGCAGGATGCGGTCGCGCAGCTCGGTCATGTCTTCGCCCAGGATCTCGCCGGCCCGCTGGTCCGGGGTCATGGGCTTGGCGTAGACGGTTTCCCCGGGACGGCGCGTGAGCACATGCTCGGCCGTGGTGACCTTCTTTTCCTTGATGTAGGGCGGCGTGAACGTGGCCGTGCGGTAGCCCTCGCGGTCCACCACCCGGCCTTCGCGCCGGGGAGAGACAAAGGCGGCCATCTTGCGGCCGCGCCGCACGATGTCGATGTCCACGTGCTTGGTGTCGTGGGTCTTGACCTCCGTGCCGCCGAAAAACGTCTCGAGGAGAAACATGCGCGGGGAAAACATGGTGGCCAGCACGCCGGTCATCTCCCGGTAGTCGAACATATCGTAGCCCATGGCTTACCCCTCGGTTTTGGTCAGGTAGATGTTCTTGTCGCGCAGGCCGTCCCGGATGCCGTCCAGAGTCAGGGACGCGTCCAGGGTCAGGGCCGATTCGGCGAACTGGCCGGACAGGTAGACCACGGACAGCGCGTCCGCGCTGGTGGCGTCCGCGTCCTCGGCCAGGATCGCGTCCGGGGTCTGGCTGCCGTCCTCGGCCGTGCCGACGGCCTTCTGGTATTTGCCGCTGGCCGTGATCTTGCCGAGCACGGTGCCACGCACCAGCGCCCCGGCGCCGGAGGCAATGGTGCCGGCGGCGGTCACGATCTTGGCGTCGCCGGCGATGAGCTTGTCCGGAACGTGTTCGGCGAGAATGGAATATCCTTGTGTTGCCATTTGTTACCTCCTTCCCGCGTAGCGGCGTTCGCCGCCGGTCTTCATCGCGGCGCGCACCCGCTCGGCCTGACCTGTTTCCTGGTCCGGCACCGTGCCCGGAACGGCCGGGACGGCCAGGGCCGCCTGGAGCACGGCCAACGGGGACGGGGCGGCGGGCTGTTCGGACTTCTCGGGAGTTTGGGCCTCGGGCTGCTTTGCGCCGAACTTGGCCAGCAGGGTCGCGTAAGCCTTGGGCTCCACGTTCAAGGCGGCGGCATCGGCCAGGGCGGCGGTGATGGCGTGGGCCGCTTCCGGGCCGTGCATGGCCGTGACCATGGCCAGCACGTCGTCGGCCGTGGGACCGGGGAGGAGGAGGTAAGGCTTTTCGTCGTTGGTTTGCGCGATGAGCGCTCCGGAATTTTTCACGGCCTCCAATATGGCTGCCTGGCTTTGGACCGGGTCGCGCAGCGAGGCGGTCGGTCCCCCGCCGGCATCCGGCTTGTTCGCGTCGGGCATGATTGCCTCCTTCGCGTTGAGGTTTCCGGCGAGGGGCCGGGGTGCGGACAATTCCGCGATGACGCCTTCGAGGCTGCCCAGGGCGTCGGCCATACCGGCGGCGACGGCCCGCGCGCCGACCAGGACGCCGCCCTGGCCGAAATTCTGTTCGACTTCTTCCCGGGTGAAGCCGCGAAAGGCGGCCACGTCGCCCACGAACACGGCGTGCAGGTCGTCCAGGGTGCGCACGACCTCGGCCCGGCCTTCCTCGGTCTCGGGGTCGACACGCTTTTTCGGGGCGCGGCTGGAAACGATGGAGAGTGTCTTTCCGTCGTTTTTGGGGATGGTGGCCACAATGCCGATGCTGCCGACAACGGCGGCGGCATCGGCGAAAATCTTGGATGTGGCCGAGGCGATCCAGTAGGCGGCCGAAGCGCCGGTGCCCTGGATGTAGGCCACGACGGGCTTGACGCTCCCGGCGTAAAACACCTGGGAGGCGAATTCATGAATGCCCGAGACCTGGCCGCCGGGGCTGTCGATGTTGAGCACGATGGATGCGACGGCCGGGTCGTCCAGAGCCGTTTGCAGGTCCCTGGCCAGGGTTTCCACGGACACGGCGGCTTGCGAGATGGACTCGAACATGCTGGCCCGGGGGAAGATGGGACCCATGACCGGGATGATGGCCACATTGCCGCGCATCTCGACGGTGCGCGAACCTTCCAGGGCCGTACCGCGCTTGACGGCCAGGGCTTCCGGGTCGCCGCGCCGGGCCGCGATTTCCAGAATCAGTTCCAGGGAGCCGGGCAGGATGGCCCAGGGCTCGGCCATGATTGCCGAAAGCACGCGCGGGGCCGGGTGGTCGCTGGGAATGGTCATGCATGCACCTCGTTGGTTTCGTCTGCCGTCAGATACGGGCGCAGCCGATCCAGCGCGGTCAGCCTCGCGGCCGAAGCGGCGGATTCTTGGTCTTCCGGGGCGGGTTCCCGTGGGAACTCCTCCCCTTCGGGTTCGTCTTCCGGGGCGGGCGGGCTGGTGGCGGTCGACGCCGGAGCGGAAGAAAGGCCCAGCTTTCGGGCAAGGTCCTGCTCCCGCTTGCGCTGGCGGAAGGTGTTTTCGTAGTCGCCGCCGCGCGCGGCGATGACGTCGGCATAGGTGGCGATGCCGGCTTCGATGGCGGCGATTTCGGCTGCCGTCTCCTTGGTCGGGTCCACATGGCCGGGGCGCGGCGGAATCCAGGAAACGGCCAAATAGGCGTCCATGGCGTCGTAGAAACCCGGCGCGCCCTGCGGGATTTTGACCATGCCGCGCACGAAAGCCTCCTCGACGACGGCCCGCCAGACACGCTGGCAAAAGGAAACGATCAGCCATTGCTGGTAGCAGCGGAACACGCGCTGGGCCTCGAGGAGCGCGGCCCGGGCCGAGGAATAGTTGGTCTGGGAAAAATCCTTGACCACCACTTCGTAGGGGATGCCGGCCGCCGCGCCGGCCGCGCGCAGGATGCGCGTGACAAAGGGGTCGAAGTTGTTGCCCGGCCGCTTGCTTTCCAGGGCCTTGATGTCCTCGCCCTGGTAGAGCTCGAGGACGGAACCCGGCTGCACGTCGGCAACGCGCTCGTCATACGGCCGGAATCGCAAATGGTCCTTGAATTCGGTCCCAAACCCTTGCAACAGGTTCGACTGGTCCGAGGTGATGGCTATCGGAAAGGCGGCGGCAACGAGCTGGCCGACCAGTTCGTAGTCGAGGCAGTCGTTGAGGTCGCGGAAGAACTTCATGGCCGGGGCCAGGATCGAACGGCCTCGGAACTGTTCGGGGTCCGTCTGGGGAAAGGCGTGGAGCACCACCGGGCGATGGGCGATGTTGGCCGGGTAATAGCGGGTATCGAGCGACTGTCCGAACGGGATGTTGCCGGTCATGTCCGGCTGGGCGATCCAGTAGCCGGCCGGTTCGCCGAAAGCGCCGAGCTTTACGCCGTCGTGGACGTCCGGGGAATACCACTGGCCGAACGGGCTTTGGATGCGTTGCGGCGAGACGGATTGCAGGGCCATGGAGAAATGGCGGCCCGGGGGAAGATTGCCACCCGCATCCGTCATGTTGACGCACAGATTGCAGAATTCGCCCTGAATGAGCGTGGTGCGGATATTGAGGGCCTGGAGCATGTCGAACGTCATGCGGCCCCCGGCGTCGGCGCGCATGGCCCAAAGGGAAAACGCCGCCTCGATCTGGTCGCGCAACTCGGAAACAGCGTCTTCATCGGTAAGGCCCAAGGCGGCGGCCTCGACCTGGGATTGCGGCTTGATGCCCGTGCCGACCACGTTCGTGGCCAGGCCGCCGATGAGGCCGGCGGCATGGGCGTCGTTGGCGGCAAGGTCCTCGGCCCGGCGGGCGATGACGTCGCGCTCCCGCGAGGCCGAGGAATCGGTGTTACGGCGCGGCCACCAGCCGGCCAGGGTGCCACGATGGCTGCCGGCAACCCGGGACACGCCGCCCAACCGGCCCGAGGCCGGAGCCGCGAAGGGACGACCGAAGCGGTCGACCAGCGTGGGGGCGGCCACTACCAGCCCCTCCAGGCGTCGGGCCGGCGGGGACGCAATACCGTGACACGGGAAGACGTCCCCGAACGCGCCGCCTTCTCCCGGGCCAATCTCGTCCCGAAGGACTCAAGGGCGTCGAGGGTGTTGTAGTCGTACTCGGTGTCGCCGATCTTCACGCGCTGCCCGGCCAGGACCAGCGGGATGGCGGCCTTGACCTGGCTGACGAGCGTTTCCAGCTCGGCGTCGTCGTAGAGGGCGAAGAAATTCGACATGCTTGCCCCGTAGGGCAATCATGGGGGCATGTCAGTTGACCATGTGGACGTCATGGACGTGGTGGACGGTTTTTTCGAGATAATGGAGCAATGATTCCCAACAAAAAAAGGTGGTTGTGCGAGAAGCGGTCTGGACGGTGAGATTGCGGGTGAAAAAATCTCAAACGGCGGTTGGAGTACGAGGCGACAGGGCAGTCCCGATGGCGGCGAAAACAGAGGAAAAGCAGGATGTTGATGGGGCGAAGATGCCCAAGGGGGCCAGCGGGAGCCGGCCCCCTTGGTTTTGTTTTCTTGTGGCTAGCCCCGGGCTGTGTGCTCCAGGGCTTCCGTTGCCAGGGCGTTGAGACTCACGCCTCTTGCCGAGGCAATCATGGCCACGCGGGCATGCAGCTCCGGGCTGACGCGAACCATGATCTTGCCGGAATAGGGCTTGTTGGGCGGCACGTTTCTGGCCGCGCAAGCCTCCAGATAATGGTCAACAGCCTCATGAAATGCGGCGCGTATTTCTTCCACGGAATCACCGTGAAACCCGACAATGTCGCTTATCCCGGCGATGTGCCCGACAAAGCATTCGTCTTCGTCGCTGTATTCGATCCGGGCCGCGTAGCCCTTGTAGGTCATAGGGGTCATATCCCCTCCTCTTCCGGGGTTATCCCGATCTTTTCAAGAAACGCCCTGGCATCGCGTACTTGGTAGGGCTTGGCCTCTTTTCCGGGATGCGGCCGATGCGCGTCCAGGGAATGCGCCCCTTTGGAAAACGTCACCCGCGATCCTCGCCCCTCAAAAACATCGCACCCGCACGCGGCCAGCAATGCCTCGATCCTGGCCCACTCCAAGTTCCTTGGGATCTGCCGGGCGAACACGGCGGCCAAGGTCTTTTTGTGCGCGCTGTTCATAAAGATAAAGATAGCACTTTTTGCTATCAATGCAAGCAGTAAATGCTAACAAACAATAAGGGCCGCCCCTCCGAGCGCCCCATGTCCTTTTCCTGCTCCGCGCCGGCTCCATCTTCGGGGCTGGCGCGGCTTACGCGGCCATATCCCGGCCACGGTCGCGGAGATAGCGCTCCACGGACGAACGGTAGACCCGGATGCCCTTGACGGCGCCGTAGCGGATGGCCTTGAGCTTCCCCTCTTGGACCAACCGGTAAACCCAGGTTTTCGACATAGGCTTCCCCTCGCCGCCGAGGAGGGTGCGGACTTGCTCGACATTGAGCAGGCTATCCTTTTGCATGGCTATCCTCTCCTCCTGGCTATGGCGGCGGGAACCGGACGAGAGCCCGAACGCGCGCCGCGCGACATTGACGGCGCATGGTGGACGGCCGGGGCGGCCGGCTTGTCCTCCGGCTTCTTCCAGTGGCGCACGCCGAGCAGGTCGGCAGCGATGAGGCAATAGACTTCACAGTCCCAAAAGTGGTTGGCCTTGTGGTCCGGGCACAGCCAGACGCCGTCCGCGTCGTCGTAGTATTCGGCGCACATCTGGCGGGCGTAGTCT